GCAGGCGTTTCCAGGTTGGCGATGTTGTTGGCGGTGGGGCTCGTACAGCAAAAGAAATTGCTGACATTACTGACGAGCAATTACAACTTGAACTGCAAATCATTGAGGCAAGAGAAAAAGGGCAGGCTCTTCATGTCATTGCCTTAGAAGCGGACTTGAAAATTCTCGCTCTTGATCAGAAGCGGATCGGCGCCAATAAAAGGATCCTTGAACTAGCCAAGATCAAAGAAGAATCTGACAAAAAAACTAAAGACCTGTTTGAAAAATCTATGCAAGCCATCATCGATGGAATTATGAAAGAGCAGCAAGAGCTTTTGAAAACGCTGCAAATAGAAGACGACAGGCTTGAAACGGTCAGGGAATATAACAAGTTGCTTGAGGAGCAGCAAACACTTGCTGACCCAATGCAAGGATTCAAAGCTGGTTTGGATTCTTACGTTGAAAGCTTAGGCACTGCTTTTGATGCAGTTAAGAATTTCACAGAGGTTGGCTTAAATGGCCTTGGCAATGCAATTTCTGAACTCGTCACAACCGGGACTACGGATTTCAAACAATTTGCTGCGTCGCTGTTGCAGGAAATGTCGCAAATCATCATTAGAGGTCTTTTATTGCGCAGCATCTTGTCAATTTTTGGCGTTGGAAAGCCTGCCGTATCGCAGCTTGATGCTTTAGGAGCAGGCTTCAGCATGGGCTCAGATCTTGCCGGAATGTTGCCAAATGCGATGGGCAATGCTTACGCCAAAAACGGGATTGTTCCGTTTGCCAAAGGCGGCATTGTTGATAAGCCAAAGATCTTCCCCTTTGCCAATGGCATTGGATTGATGGGTGAAGCAGGCCCTGAAGCGATCATGCCTTTGCGTCGTACTGCAAGCGGTCGTCTTGGCGTTGAGGCGACTGGTGGCACCAGCAACATTGTTGTCAATGTCGATGCAAGCGGTACTCGTGTGCAAGGTGATGACACACGCGGCAAGCAGTTGGGTGGTGCCATTTCTGCAGCAGTGCAGGCAGAATTGATTAAGCAACGCCGCCCTGGTGGTTTACTCGCAAGCTGATGGCTACTTTCCCTGACGTTTCACCTGAATACGGCGCATCTAAGCGTGCTCAGCCCAATGTTCGTATTGCGCAGTTTGGCAGTGGCTATTCACAGCGCACAACATTTGGATTGAATCAAGACCCTAAGACTTGGAGCCTGGCGTGGAATTATCTAGAAGCCGCTGATGCCAACAGCATTGAGGACTTTCTAGAGGCACGTGGTGGTGTTGAAGCATTTGAATGGACCCCACCAGATGACACGACAGAATACAAATGGATTTGCCGAGAATGGACCAAGGCCATGCCTGTTGGCTTGAGGTTCACGATCACGGCCACGTTTGAGCAGGTGTTTGAAGCATGAGCACACCACAGAAGATTCAGGAACAGCTTCAGTCGCTGGAGCCATCAGCAATCATCGAGCTGTTTCAGTTGCAGCTTACGGCGGCAGTTAATGGCGTCGATTCGACGTTTTACTATCACGCCGGAACGAACGAGCTGACTGCTGAAGTGGTGTTCAATGGGATTAGCTATTTGGCCTATCCGATTGAGGTTGATGGGTTTGAGGTGAGTTCAAAGGGCACGCTGCCTCGGCCATCGATGCGGATTGCCAATGCAAATAATGCAATTTCTGCATTGATCGTGCTCTATAACCCGCTGCAGGCAAAGGTTACGCGGGTCAGAACCTGTAAGAAGTTTCTTGATGCCGTCAACTTCTCAGGCGGTAATCCAACAGCAGACCCGACGGCCAAGTTTGAAGACGAGATCTGGTATATCGACCGAGTGGCCAATGAAAACCCAGAGTTGGTTGAGTTTGAGCTGACAAGCAAGCTAGACCTCACGAATCTTGCTTTGCCACGTCGTCAAGTCTTAGAGCATTGTCCTTGGCAGTATCGCGGCGCTGAATGCGGGTACAAAGGAACGCGCTATTTCGACCTGAACGACAAAGCTACGAGTGCAGCAAACGATCAATGCGCCAAGCGTTACACGAGCTGCACAAAGAGGTTTACATCTGGTGTGATTCCATTCGGAGGATTCCCTGGTGCCAGACTTCAAATGTGAGGCTGAGGCTCATGCTACAAAAGAATCACCGCGAGAATCGTGTGGCGTTGTGGTGGCAGGTCGTTACATACCTTGCCGTAATATCGCTGATCGTCCTGAGCAGGACTTTGTCTTAAATCCTGTCGATTATGCACGCGCTGCATTGACCGGGAGGATTGAAGCTATCGTGCATTCACACCCACAAGGCGGCACAGCAAGTGAAGCTGATCTCGCAGCCTGCAAGCACACCAAACTGCCTTGGCACATTCTCCTGCTGCCTGATCGTGAATGGTTGACTATCAATCCCTAGTCGGTCTGCGCTGGGAGTATGGCGTCAATGATTGCTTTACGTTGGTGCGTCAATGGTTCAAGCTGCAAGGCATTGAATTGCCTGAGTTTGCGCGACCTGAGAATTTAGAGGTCTGCAACAGCATCTTTCTTGAGCAGGCCGAAGCGATTGGATTTGAGCAGGTTGAATATGGCAAGCGATTGCCAGGCGATATTTTGATCATGCGACTGCATACACGCACGCCAATGCACGCGGCAATTCTGCTGCCTGATGAGTTGATTCTGCATCAGCGGCAAGACTCATTGAGTGCAATCGAGCCGTTGCGACGGTACTATGTCGAAAGGATTGCAGCAGTGTTCCGCTATGCAGCAGGTCGTCCGACTGCTGGGTGATCTGGGTGAGCGGTACGGCGCCGAGCACACCTATGAGAATCTGCGGACGCCTGCAGATGCGATCAAGCTGCTGTGCATTAACTCACCTGAGCTGCAGGAAGAGCTAATTCACGCGCATGAGCATGGCGTTGGCTATCGGTTGATTCAGGCTGATGTTGATCTGGGATATGAGGATCTACAGCTGCCGCTAGGCAGCCATGATTTGATCTTGACGCCTGTTGTTACAGGTAGTGGTGGCGGTGGTGTTGGCCAAGTGTTGGCAGGTGTTGGTTTGGTTGCGGCGGCAATTCTTCTTGGCCCGGCAAGTGCTGGCTTTTTAGGTTTAGGCGCTGGCTTTGTTTCTGGTGCAACTGCTGCTGCAGCATCAACAGCTATCGGCGCAATCGGCACCAGCTTGATCCTTGGCGGCGTCGCTCAGATGCTGTCACCACAACCGACGGTCCCAAATGTTGGTGGATTTCAAGGTCCGAATCGTGTGAGTAGTGCGGAGGCTACAAGTACTGATGGCCCGCAATCTGTTGTGCGTGGTTCAGATGGTCGGCAATCGTATATCTACACAGGTGCTGCAAACACTGTTGGCGTTGGTGCAACCATTCCCGTTGTCTATGGTGAAGTGTTGTCTGGAAGCCATTTGCTTTCTGCAAGGGTTGAAGTTGCAGATGATTCTGATCCATTAAAAACAGCAATTAAAGATCCTGGCCCTCAAACAATGTTGCTTGGCGGCGAAAAACTAACTTACGGAATCACGACCGTCGCAGGCGTTGAGGCTGCACGAACAAATAAAACTTTCTACACAAACACAAGTCCCAGGCATCGCACTAAGGTCGTAAATAGAGATCTGGCATTGATAAACGGCGAGGAGGTCAACTTAGGCTCTATTGGCGAGTTTGGAGCATATCGCCAACAATGCGATCTTGTTTTGGAGTTGCCTAGAGGTCTTTATGACTATGTGAGTGGCCCTGGGACGACGCTTGTCGATGGCTATATCACTTATCGCATTGAGCTAGTGGTCAGCGTTGCGGACCCCCCTGACTTTGTTGGTGGCAACTCGCAAGCCACGATCCAAGGATTGCTGACGCCAGGTCAACCTTACAGATGGGTTCATCGTCTTGAGCACAGCCAGGTGTCTGGTATTGATGATGTGTACTTCAAGGTGCAGATTGTTGATTCACGAGCTGTCGTGAACACGACTTTAAGAATCCATGCGTTTGGCTTTGGCCTGATCTAAACAATGGCACTCAATTCCATTTCTGTTATCAAGATTGTCGACCTGCTGTGCGAAGGTCCAATCGCTGGCGTCGTCGGTGGTGAACGAGGCGTTTATTTAGACGAGACGCCAATACTCGGGCCTGAGGGCCGCATGGGTAGTAATCGCAACTTTCCGGCAAAAGATGTTTCCTATGACTTCCGTAACGGTGGAAGAACACAAAGTTTTTTGCCGCAGGCTGGCGCGACAGCATCGACAATTACTGATGTAAATACTGAAATTGGCGAAAACTACAGAGAGACGCTGAATGCCGATAATGAAGTTATTGCTCGTGATTACGGAGAAGGCAGCCTGACTCGGCAGATTACAGACCTGCAAGCTGATTTCTTTAGCCTTTTATTTTCTATCCCAAGACTATTCTCAACAGCACAAGAAGGGCTTGCTAAAGGACAGCTTTTCAATGGCAGTATCAGGGTCCTTGTATATGTTCAAGCTCAAGGCACTGGCTTTGTTGAAAAATACGATCGCATTATCACTGGCATTGCGACGAATGACTATCAGTTTCAAACGCCTAACATTGCCTTATTTGGCAGCGGTCCTTGGACAATCAAAGTCGTCAAGGTAAACCTTGGAGAAAACTTTTTTGAAGTCAAATATGCAAATTTTAAAGATATACCTAAAAACACTTCGCTTCAGGGTGGCAGGGGCAACCGAATTTTCTGGACAAGCCTTGTTGAAATTCAAGATGTTCGGACGGCTTATCCATATGCTGCGCTCACCGGCCTTTCTTTATCAACGCGGCAATTCAATAGCCTGCCGACTCGTGCGTATAAGCTGCGCGGCAGGATTGTGCAGATCCCGTCGAATGCAAGTGTCCGCAGTGATGGAAGTCTGAGCTTCTCTGGCACGTTCAATGGCAGCCTGAAGTCTGCATGGACGACCTGCCCGGTTTGCTGTTGGTACGACATGCTCACCAACCCGCGTTATGGCGCCGGTGATTTTGTGCAAGCTGCAAACGTAAGTTGGGTTGATCTTTATCCGCTTGCCCAATACGCCAACCAGCTTGTTACCAACGGCGATGGCAGCGTTGAAGCTCGCTTTGCTTGCAACACGGTGATCGGCTCACAGGCCGAAGCATTCAGCGTCTTGCAGGATCTCGCCAGCGTGTTCCGCGGGATGTTGTACTGGCAGGCCAACACGATTCAGGCAACTGCAGATCACGGCAACCTGAATGGGACTGATATTTCGCCGGTTCATCTGTATAGCAACAGCAACGTTATCGATGGTGCGTTCAACTATTCGGGCACATCGCTGAAAACGCGCAGCACCAGCATTCGCGTTCGTTACAACGATCCAGACAATTTTTACAAGTCAAACTTTGTCGTTGTAGAAGATGCCAGCCTGATCTCAAAGTATGGCTATCAGATCAAAGAGATCGTTGCTTTTGGCGCAACTTCTAAGTTTCAGGCGCAGCGTCTTGGCCGGTGGATGCTGGCATCAGAAGAAATTGACGGTGAAGTCGTCACCTTTACGACTGGCCTGCAAGGTGCGGTGGTGCTGCCTGGTCAGGTGTTTGCGGTATCGGATGAGATGCGTCAAGGCGTGCGTCTTGCTGGTCGCGTCAGCAGTGCAACGACAACAGCAATCACGGTTGATCAGTCGATTTCATTGCCTGCAGGAAGTGGCCATCAGCTGACTTGCACACTGGCTGATGGAAGCATTGAAACCAAGTCAATCAGCAGCGTTTCCGGCGCTGTTATCACTACATCGGCGTTCAGCTCTGCTCCGCTTGCGCAGTCAGTTTGGTCGATCAGCTCCAGCAGTGTTGAAGAGCAAAAATTCCGTTGCCTGTCTGTTTCTGACAACGGCGATGGTCAATACACGATTACTGGTGTTGAGCACAATGACAGCATTTATGCGACGGCAGATTCTGGCACGCCGCTTGAGTTTGATGATGTCACGCTATTCAATGATCCACCCGCCAAGCCTGTCAGCCTGACGCTTCAAGCTCGTCAAATCACTTTAGGTCAGGCAACTACTAATCGAATGATTGCCTCTTGGAGCCGTGGACTGGATGGCGCGACCTTTGGCTTCGAGATTCGATACAAGATCGGCAATGGCAACTTTATTAGAGCAAGAACAACCAATACCAGTTTCGAGATTGACAATCTTGACCCAGGGCGGCAAGTCACTTTTCAAATCCGATCTGTTGGTGCTCCTCCAGTCAGCCGCAAGTCTGCATGGGTTGAGGTTATTGCCACGGTGCCAGTGCCTGACATTGATCCTGACGAGCCTGAAAAGATCGTTCTGCCGCCAATCCCTGCTGATGTAACGATTCAAGCGATCGACAGTGATCAGGTAATTTTGCGTTGGAGGATTCCGTCAACTGGATTGAATGCCAATAACTTCTTAGCACTCATCCGTCATGCGCCACAAACCGACGGCACTGGTGAATGGCCAAACAGCACTTTGCTTCGTGAGATTAAAGCGCAGACGAATTTCGCAATGCTGCCTTTGATCGAAGGCGAGTATCTGATCAAGTTTCAAGATGAGAATGGCCAACGCAGTGCCGAGGCAGCAAGTGCGGTCATCGACCTACCAAATCCAATCCCACGGTTGAACATTCAAGTTCGCCGCGAAGATCAGGATTTACCGCCGTATCAAGGTGACAAGGTTGATGTCTTCTACGACGCAGAGTATGACGGCTTGGTGCTTGATGGAAATGCAACCTTTGATGATGTCGTCGATCTAGATGCCCTTGGTACGTTTGATTTTATTGGCACACGCTTGCCGTCTGGTCAGTATTACTTCAACAACGTCTTAGAT